GCTTCAGCTTCAGCTGTGGTATAAGCGTCACCAATTTCTGGAATGAATGTAGCACCAGAGTCGACTAAACTTCCGTCGGCATCTGTATCTGTTACACCTGTCAAACCAGATGGTCCTTTTGCTCCGTTACCTGTTGTGGTTGAGTCACCAGAAAAGTTAACTAGTGCTTCGTTGAATAGAGCTTCTGTAGAACCAGCACCGTTGCTGACAGCTCCACCTTTTGTTGACTTATACTGTGACTTCATCGCAAAGATAAGACCAGTTGGTCCTGTCATTGGCTGAACACCACAGATGTCATATGCTACTAGATTTGGCATTGCTCTACGAACTAAAGAAATAAGAATTGGATCCCAGTTAGCTGCTGTAGCAGTAACACCACTACCTACAACTGTACCAGTACCAGCTCCGAGACCTTCTTGTAAGGCTCCTCTCTCTTCTTGAATAGCTCTTTCTTGGTTCTCAAGAATAACGGAAGTTACAGCTCTTTTGTAAGAGTCTTCGATCTTTGGAAGATCAGCATGCTCTAGAACTGGTTGCCATTTTTCTTGTAAGTTTTCTGACATAAACATTTTAGTTTATTCCCCTTTTTTATCTGCTTACTTATCTAAAGAAGCAAATTTACTTAATGCGGCAGTATATCTTTCCATACCTTCTGCAACAGGTTGAGCTACATCGCCCGCACCTGAGAAGTCAGCATCGCTACTTGCCACAGTACTATCGTCAGAGACAGCTTCAAGCTTCTCAGCTCCGAAATAAGATTCTTTCAATGTAGAAACTTTCTCTACGAAATTTTCTTCACTTTCGAAATCTATATCTTCTGCTAAGGCTTTTAACTTCTCTACCTGAGTATCAGCTAAATCGTTACTGGCTTCGCTGATAATTTTTTCACGCTGAAGTTCTTCGATATCTTGTTGAGCTGTGATGTTGTTAGCAACTTCTTCGTTCAACTTATCTTCCATTTCGTCAAGTCTGTTTGCTAGTTCTTCAACTACATCAAACTTGTCTTCTGGAACTTCAACATAGTGTTCCTCAAACAGTTTTTTCAAACCGTTTATGAAATCTTCGGTGAGTTCGGATTTTAATCCTCTCTCAATAGCTAATTCATTTTCTGTAACCCAAGATTCAGAAACATAGTTTAGATAAGAATCAACTTTTTCAGTTAAATCGTCTTTGACTTCTTCAACTTTAAGGTTAAGTTCTTCTTCTAACTCAGCTTCTTTCTCTACTAGTTGCTCTTTAACTTTAGATGCAACTGCGGCTTCGAAAATAGTTTTAGCTTTAACTTTGAAATCTTCTGATAAATCTTCATCTGAAACAAGAGCTTCAATGTCGTCTGTCATGTCAATGTCGTAAGACTCTTTCTTGACTTCTTCATCTTCGTCTTCTTCTTCATCATCTTTCATATCGTCCATTTCTTTTGTAGATTTTTTAGCTTCTTCAACTGAATCATCATCAGCTTCAACTTCTTCTTCTACAGGTTCTAGACCTTCGATAAATGATGCAACCTCTTCGATTGATTTATCTTTAAGAGATTCTACTACACCTCTAATGAGTGCGTTACGACTTAGTGACTCGACTTGTTCGTCTTTATCGCCATCCTCGTCATCCATGCCAGCCATTTCCATTTTTTTCCAGGCTGCTTTGAGTTCTTTCATTCCCATTTCCTTCATTTTGGAAACCATGGCTTTCAACATTTCAGATTTAGTTCCTTCCATTTTACCCATTTCAGAAATAGCTTCGTCTTCTGACTCAACTTCTTCTTGGTTAACGGCTTTCCCTTTTTCTACTTTTGTTTCACCATCTTTAACTTCTCCGCCTTTTTCAGAAGCCTTTTCACCACCAGGTGCTTTAGCTTTCTTAGTAGCGTCTCCAGCTTTATCAGCTGCATCTGAAGCTTTCTTTTCCACATCAGGATCAGGACTGACAGCAGAAGCTTTAGCTTTTGGCTCTACAGCTTCGGCCATAACTTCTGATATTGTGCTTTCTAAATTTGACATTAGAATTTGCTCCCTTTCAAATAAATTTATTAATAAATTGATTATTAACTAGTATTTATATATTATAGATTTTCTAGAAATGATTTAAATACATTTAATTTCACTTCTTGAAGTTTTTGTGTCTTAGCTCGTCTAATTGTGTCTTTATATTCTTCAATCTTCTGTGCTTTGATCACTCCATTATCCCAAACCCATTCAACTCCTTCCATGACACCATCTACGAAAGCGTCTGGAGCAGAAGGGTCTGCTACGATATCAGCAGCTGTTGCTAACTGAAAATCTGATTGAACCATTTGAGCACCACCTTTACGATTAGATGCTTTCAATGATCCCATACCCCTACTAGAGACACCTAGTCTAGCACCATCTGAAAGTAGGTTCTTGACTATTTCTCCCATAGGAGTAGATAAAATCTTTGCTTTACCGACAAAATTCTTGCCGTCTTGTTCTAAACTCTCAATTAAATGAGATGTTCTTTCTAAATTAATTGTTGGACCTTCTGGGTGCCCTAGTTCTCCATAAGCTCTCTTTTGATCGATATACTCTTTGTTATATCGTTTGACTTCTTTTTGCATGACTTCAAGAGGGTAAATACGACCATTCTTGTTCTTTACTTCTGTTTGAAGCATGATACCTTCGATAAACATATTTTTCTTACCTGTCTTAGGGTCTTCTTCGACAAGATAATTTACATCATCGGACCATTGTTCTGATATTAATTTCATTTTTACCTCTTTAAACTGTTGTGAGATCACCATATCGTGATCTTCCTACGAATATCATACCGAAATCATTCATTTTTTTCTTGGCACCTGAGACTTCAACTTTACCATCTTTTACTTTGATTTTCATTTTATAGTCCCTTGCCATTCTTTCCATTTGTTTTATAGTCTGTTTATCGATAGGTTTTCCGTCTCGTCTACGATAAGTTTCTGACTCGTCTAAATCTACAGGTCCATCGACTTTTTCAACGATTTGTTTAAGTATACTTACACCTTCGTCTAAGTCTTCACCCATAAGTTTGACAAACTGTTCAGCTGACTTTTTAGCTGTATTCATATCTTTAAATACACCTAGTTCTTCGAAATCTTTTGCAGACTTAGGTTTTACAAACACACGAATTTTCTTTGATCCTTTCTTTTCAGAATGGTAGTGTACTTCTGTATTTTTGATCTTAGTTGAAGAAACATGATTCTTCTTATGATCTTGTTTGAAGTTAATTTCGTCTAATTGGTTTCTAAGTTCTACAAATGTTTTCATTAGTCTTCTTCTGTTTGGTTATTATTCATCCAATCAAGTTGCATTTCAACTCTTTTCAAATCAATAGCATCTAACTGTTTATCTTGCATTACACTTTTAAAAGTCTCACCAGCTTCAACATTATTACCGTCTACTATCTGATCTACAAGTTCTCTAGTTCTATCTTCCATTACAATCTCCTAATTTAAAAATCTAGATCATCATCTCCGTCTTCGTCACCACCAGATGCTTCCATTTCTTTAGACATCTGAGCAATCTCTGCTTCTGATTGTCTAAGAACATTCTTTCTTATCCAATCTTCTGAGTAGTACTTACCAACGAACTGATCTAACTGTTCTAGAGTATTGACTCGTTCTCTCAATATCTCTGCTTCTTTAAGTTCTACGAAATGACCATCTTTTTGAAAGTCATAACTTACATACTCTTTTGACTTCTTCCAATCATCTTCTGTTACTATGTTTTTAAGTATCAGTTGAGTCTTTAAAATATCATCAAATAATCTAGAGAATTTGATTCTAAGTCTATCAATAAATCTTGAAAACTTAACTTCATCTCTAGAAATCTCTGTCGCTCTACCAATAGCGAACGCAGTTTCTGTCTCTAATCTAGAAATTGGTACATTAAGAGACTTGTACAATTTCTTTTGAAAATATAAAATATCTTCAATCTCTCCAAGATTTTGTCCACCTGGTAGTGTACTAATCTCGGTTCCTCGACCTCCCTCTCGTCTAGGTAACCAGAAGTCTTCAAGCATATTCATATGCTTTCTGTCATCTTTTATCTCACCTGTGTCAGCGTTATACACTAACTTATTACGATAACTTGTTTGTACTTCTTTCAAATACTGTTCAGCTCTCGCTTTAGGTAAGTTACCTACATCAATGTAGAAGATTCTTCTTTCAGGTGCTCTGGATATTCTATAAATAACCATCGCATCTTCTAACATTCTTAGTTGATTCACAGGTTTTAACGCCTTGTGTAAATAACCAACTACTACTGTTTTATT